GCCTTTTCTAAGATTCGTTCATATTGTCACGAAGAAGTCGTCGGAACACCCAATAAAGATCGCGGTGCATTACAATTCATCGTCGGCTCCAACGAAAATGTGAACGGTGTTCCGGCGATGACGATTCTCAACAAGAATACAACGAATTTTGTGGGTATTGGTGTGACACAACCAACAGCGAACCTCGATGTTGGTGGTGACATGAAAATATTAACCGATATGACTTTCGCTGCATCGACGCGTCAAAAGATTAACTTATCTGGTAGTGGATATGGTGTCGGTGTGCAAACGAACACGCAATATTTCAGAACACCTGGGAACTTTGCGTGGTACAGAGGTGGTTCACACACGGATGCCGAACTCGGCCTCGGTGGTGCGACGCCATTGATGGTCATGACAAGTGCCGGTCAACTTGGTATCGGTACGACCCAACCGACAACTGGTTATGAACTCGATGTCGTCGGTGATGCTCGTGTGCGTGGTCATCTGCATCTCGATGCGAGTGATGCGCTTTTGAATGTGTCTGGGGTTAACGCCGCGAATTATTCAAACACATACATTTCATTCGGTCATGGGGGGTCGGTAAATGACTGGGCCTACCTTCGTCAAATTGGTACGGAAAATGCTATTAAATTTGCACTCGACTTTCACGATGAAGTGAACGACGCGGGTTTCGTGATTCGAGATGTGAACTCGACCGGACAAAACCCGGATGTCATCACGGATCGATTTGAAGTGAAACGAGGTGGTAATACGTTTATTAATGGTAATGTTGGTATCGGTACTCAACCCGACACAAACCGTCTTGCGGTGAATGGAAGTGTTGAAGTCGGTACAAGTAGCATTCTCAACTTTAAGAATTCTGCCGGTGAGAAGATTCGTTTGTACAACGCGGGGGCTGATTCCGTAAACTTTAGTGTTTCGCAGTTACCGAACGAACTACGATACAACGTACCAACTGGATACAATCATGTCTTCAGAATTAATAACAGTGAAAAATTTAGAATCAATGAAACTGGTGACTTTAACGTGTCTGGTAACGTGTACGTTGGACAAAGTGATAGTACGGTGGGTCCTAAATCGATCTTATTTGGTGGAACCCTCGGTGATAATGGCTATGCGAATACCGTGATTGAAAACCGAGTCTTCGATCAAGGAAACACGGCATCCGAACTCTTACTCTTCAAGGGAAATGACACAAAAGATCGCATTCGCCTTCGCGCGGGTGAGATTGTTTTTGATACGAAAGCTACGGGTGCGTCTAGAACCGCGAATTCGCCGGTCATTACAATCAAAAACAGTGGATTCGTTGGTGTTGGTACCACGACACCGACCGAACAAATGCAATTGACGGGTGCTTTACAGATAGGAAGTACCCGTATGCGTTACACAGCCGGTGATGGTCTCGTGCTCGACAAGGTGGGTGGTACGAATAAGTTCCTCGCAGATGGATACGTGTCTACGGGTGGTACGAATAAACTACTCACCACCGGTCTCACGGCAACTGCGGCAACTGTAAATGGAGACACTGTCATCACTGGTAATGTTGGTATCGGTACGAATGCGACATTTGCGAATAAACAATTATACGTGAAAGGTGATGTACGCATTGAAGGAAATATTCGCCAAGGACCATTCTTTGTGTCGATCGGTGAAGGTGCGGGTGAAACGTCACAACAACCCTACGGTATCGCGGTTGGTTACAGAGCTGGTTACATTTCTCAAAATAACACGACTGTAGCACTTGGATACCTCAGCGCATTCCAAGGACAACAAACAAACGCAACGGCGATTGGTTACCAAGCTGGTGAAACGAACCAGGGAACAAACGCGATTGCCATCGGTTTCAGAGCTGGTCAAACAAATCAACACAATGACACGATTGTACTCAATGCAACAACCAGCGCACTCAATACGACGAGGGCGAACGCGACATTCATTCGCCCCGTGCGAGCGGCGACGGCTGTATCAAACATCGTTGGTTACACACAAGACGGAGAACTCATCGATATCACGACCATGAATTTCAGTAGTGGGGGTAATCTCTCAACTCCGGGTGCTATCACAGCCGCAGCGTACTACGGGGACGCCGGTTTCTTGTCTAACATCGGTGGTAACTTTACAAACCAAATCACATTTTCAAACACTCAAACTGGTTTCAACTCTGTAATTTCCAATTATGGTATTTCTAACGCTTCACCGATACACACACTCGACGTGGGTGCAAACGTCGTCATTCAAGACACTGGATCGAACGTACTCACCGTACGTGGAAACGTGCTCGCGAGTAAAATCACGCTAGGAACAGTGTCCATCACACCAAGTTACACACTTCAGCAAATTACGACAACGGGTAATACTGCATCGACGACTTTACAACTCACGAATTCGGGTAATTCTCTCGTCACCAGCGGACGTGTTGGTATTAAGACGTCGTCACCGACATTCGATCTTGAAGTGATTGGAACTGCGGCAAAAACCGGTGGTGGCACGTGGTCATCGACGTCTGACAGACGTCTCAAGGAAAATATCATCAATGCGGATCTTGATCAATGTTACGAAACTGTAAAAAACGTACCACTACGTAGATTTACATGGAAGAGTGGTATTGAAGAATTTAGCGAACATCAAAAGGACAAAAATGTACTTGGTTGGATTGCTCAGGAGGTCGAAGAAGTCATGCCTAAATCGATTGAAACCATTGATCAGAAATACGGCATTCAAGATCTTAAATTCCTAAACCCAGATCAAATATACGCGTCGATGTATGGCGCTCTTCAGAAAGCCATACAGAAGATAGAGCATCTCGAGGCCGAGCTTAAAAAAATAAAATGCTAATATAGTATAAAATGTCTGGTGGTATTGCCCAACTCGTGGCCGTCGGTGCTCAAGATGCGCACCTTGTCGGTCAACCCGAAGTCAGTTTCTTCAGATCTACCTACCGTCGTCACACGAATTTCTCTCAAACGACCGAACGTCAAGTCATCCAGGGTAACGTGTCGAACAACGGCATGTCTACCGTGCGCTTTGAGCGCAAGGGTGACTTGCTCAACTACGTGTATTTCATGCCGATCAAGGGTGATGGCACGCAAGCGAACACCGTCGCTGACTGGAGTACGGCGATTTCCAAGGTTGAACTTTTGATTGGGGGTCAAGTCATTGATGAACAAGACTCTGCGTTCTCTACGCACATTGCCCCGGAACTCCTCGCGACGAACTTGTCGAAGTCTGTGGCCGGTGGCATCTACCGGGGTGGTGCGAATGAACAATTCTACCCGCTTCGATTCTTCTTCTGTGAGAACTGGCAATCCGCTTTGCCGCTCATTTCTCTCCAATATCACGATGTCGAGCTTCGTATCACGTGGGGTGCGCAAGCCGCGATCCATAAGTGGGAGTGCTACGCGAACTACGCCTACCTCGACACCGATGAGCGCGCCGTTTTTGCGAGCAAGCCGCAAAACATCCTGATTACGCAAGTCCAAAACGCGGTTGCTTCTCAGGCCAAGATCCAAGAACTCAACTTCAATCACCCGATCAAGTTCCTTGCGAGTAACGCACAAGCGGGTGGTTTGATGACGGCGACCAACAAGGTCAAGTTACAAATCAACGGTACGGATGTCACTGATTTCAAGTTTGCATCTCCGAACTATTCGGCGGTGTCTTCGTACTACCACGTGCCGTTCTCCTCGGGTGACAAGAAGTCGTCGCTTTTCATCTACCCGTTCTGCCTTGAAACGTCTAAGCTTCAACCGACCGGTTCTCTCAACTTCTCCCGACTTGATTCGGCAAGAATCGTCAGCACCGAAAACAACTCGTTGGACAAGATCTACGCTGTCAACTATAACGTGCTCCGTGTTGAAAATGGTATGGGTGGCCTCATGTACTCGAATTAAATCACAGGTAATAGTATAATATGTTTTGGACTGTTATAGCCCTCTTAGCCATCGTTTTTGTGCTCACTTACGATCCAAAATCCAGGACGCTGGAAAAGTTTGTGGATGCTAAGCAAGCACCAACGAAAACAGGAAAGGACTGTGAAGACGCACACTACAATGCCGTGCAGTTTGGACAAGCCGCATACGAATGTGCACCCTCTAATAGAGTAAAGATGGGTGCAATTGTAGGTGCTTAAAAAAATACATCGAAATGTTAATAGAATGATGATTCCCTATGATCGTGAAACTATGCTCCTCGTAGCTGTAGTCGTATGTATCCTAGGTAGTTTATACATATACAGAGAACTCAAAAACACGAAGAATGAAGTTTCGGAAGTGAAGGCACACTCCGGACAAATGGCTCAATACATCAATGCTTTGTCTTACTACGAAGATGAACCCGAGGAGGAGGAAGAAGACGTCGAGGTTGAAACCGAGGATAAGACCAAAGAATTGGGCGATTTGTCGACGAAATAAACATATTCATTAATTGTAACTTGCTAATGAGCAATGAAAAAATACAAAGCAATCGCGATCCCAGTGACGTTTGCTGACGGAAAACCAAGGTTTTTAACCGTCAGGGACCGTCGCTTCAAGGATTGGATATTTGTGACAGGCGGGTGTCGTCGTCGAGAAATATTCAATCCCCTTCGATGTGCTCTCAGAGAACTCGAAGAAGAAACGAGAGGAGTGGTGGCACTCAAAAAAGGTGAATACACAGAATATAAATTTATAGTCAAGGAGAATGCAACGACAGAACTCGTATACAACGTATTCGTGTTCTTCGTTGATTACTCTAGAAATGAACAATGTGGACTTATTAAAAAGTTCTATGAAGAAAAACAAAAGACACAGTTGAAAAAACAAAACAAACAACCCATAAAAAAGACGTTTGATGAAAACGATTACATGAGCTTTGATACCCTCGAGGAGTTCAATGTTCGTAAACGATGGACTCGAATCATCGATAATGTCATAAAAAATCCAGAGTTTTACGCGTGTGTTTCAAGCATGAATAGAAAAACATTCTCTATTAAGTAGTGATGAAGTCAAAGGCGTATATTCTCAGACAAATTAAAGACCTCTTTATCGATAACAGGGCGTTTACACCCGAACAGGCGGATGAAAAGATTGAAGAAATTAAAGACATGAAAGTCTATGAGCTTTTAGTGTTAAAGAATGAATTATCTTCAAGTGTAGAGTTGCAAGACCTATCATTTGTGGCGTCTGTGAGTAGGTATTAAAAAATAGACGCGTATACAATGTAAGTATGTTTAAACGTTGGTGTTCCCAAAGGGGGTTTACTCATGGAAACCAATTATCACATGTGCTCATGGACGGTGGAGTCCTCTCCGTGCCATTTGATAAATTGGACGAGTTTTATACAAAGTATGTAGAGTGTGTTCACCGTGGTGAAAAGGTTTATGTCGTCGAACAAAAGACACCGACGTACAACTTTTTCGTCGATATAGACTACAAAAATACAGAAGCCTTGAGTATTGAAGAGATTCAAGACATATGCAAAGTCATATGTGACAAAGTCAAGCGTCACGGTGGTAAAGAATGTTTGATATCCGTATCAGAGCCTAAAAAGGCTGGTAATCTCACAAAGACGGGTATCCATATGAATTGGCCCGGATTTGTCGTGAATCAGGTGTCAGCGGTGGCGCTTCGAGAACACATCCTCGTGGCTTTGTATACCGCTAAAAAGTCGATCGATTGGAATGAGATCATAGATTCGTCGGTATACGGTGATGTTCAACGACGTTCAAAGGGAAGTGGATTTCGTATGCCATGGTCACATAAAAAGGCGAAACACGACACATGTGAAGGTAAAGGGTGTGACGGGTGTTTAGGGAGTGGTAAAATCACACAAGGACCATATCTTCCAGTGTTCGTATACAAAACTGGACCACTCAGTACACTTTTACGCATAGACCAATTACCAGACAAAGACATCCTAGCCATGTCCGCGGTTCGTACAGAAAACCAGGAATTCGTACATGTTGAGAGTCCTTCACGCACAATCAAAGAGGGATCGTTTACAGATGTACAGACGAAAGATGAACTTCACGACGAAGAGACGAAAATGCTCGTCGAGGATTTCATTAGAAAGAATCTCGAAGGACAGGGTGACGCACACATTACAAAACTCTTCAAATTTAAGAATCAATATCTCGCGTCCACAACGTCAAAGTATTGTGAAAATCTAAAGCGATCTCATGGTTCAAATCACGTATGGTTTTACATCAGCGGTGACAAGATCACACAGAAGTGTTTCTGTCGATGTGAAACACTTCGAGACCGTAGAGACGGATTCTGTAAAGACTTTTGTGGACGACGTCATGTACTCAAGCCTCAGATCGTTGAACGTTTGTATCCAGAAAAGGAAGATGTGAAGCAGTGTCCGAATATAAAAACAGAGAAAAAGGGAAAAATTGAGATTGATTACAGTGACGCGAAGACACACGTCGAGAAGTACATTCGGTCGTGCATACCAAAACGAAATGACATCACAGTGATTAAAATTTCAAAGGAAGGACAAAAGTACATCGCCGCGACGACTTCAAATTATTGTGAATTGGCTAAAATTGATCACGATAAGTTTACATCATTTAGGATTGAAAAAGGTAAAATATTTCAGGATTGTCAGGTGTGTCGGAAAAAAGGTCGTGTATATGCTCTGAATACGAAATCCATGGATGCATTGTACCCAAATAAAAAATAGCATGTAATTACAGATATGGCGTTTATATTACTTGGTGTTGGTATACTGCTAGCTTCAAAACTCGCCTTTAAAGAAGAGTCAGAAGAAGACCCGTTCACCGATCTTAAGCGCGAAGCCCATCAATATTCCGGCGTTAATCCAACTGTATTCATGCAATTCATATCAAAGTTTAATTTGGCGCAGAGACACATGTATGTGGATGTGCGTACGGCTCAAAAGTATATGCTTGAATCACTCGATAGTCTTGAAGATATCGCCTTATACGCCGAATCTGGAGATTATGACATACAGGAGCCTATTCATGAACTCACCAAAAGGATTGGGTACGCATTCGAGAACCGACTCATAAATATTGCGATCAATAAAGGTGATGTTCTTTATCCAAAATACTTAAACAATAGAATCAATTAAAAAGAAAATGTCTACCACAAGGACTCGCTCAGGACGTCAAATAAAGAGACCGGAATTGTTTAAGCCTACTGAAGAAGATCTCATGGATGATTACGATGAAGACGAACACGATTCTGATTTTGGTAGTGATATTGACACTGACGAGGAATATGATTCCGAAGATGATTCCGATATGGATGAAGAAGATGAAGAGATTGATGAAAATGGAAATCTTAAGGATTTTGTCGTGGATGAGTCCGAGTCAGATGAGGAAATTTAGCTTAAAAAAAAGATGATTTGTATAACAAATGGAGACGGATATAGGAAACCCCATTGATTACAAGTCTGAAATTGAATCGTTAAATAAAGACTACGATAACCGTGATGATTTTTATGACGAACGACAGGACCATGCATATGGTCACCACATGCCGCCTCCCCCGCCGCCACCCGTTTTTCCGGGTATGCAACAACAATGGCAACCGATCGATGCAAACAAGACTAATGATGTGTTTTCATCCATCGATAAGACGGCGTATATTATTATTTTTGTAGCTTTCATTTTAGGATTTTTTATGGGTAAAACCATGCAACCAGTCATCCTCAGACCATCCTGAGGTTGGGAATGGTTCGAAATCACCGATATCACCCGTCGCCGGTTCCGTGAAATATGCACGACTCACGACAAGTGGGTCTTTTAGCAATTCTAACCCCACTTCATAAGCAGTATCACTTTTGTTTTTTCTCTTTTTGTACAAGGAAAAAAACAAAATAAATAGCGCCGCGACGATAGTTAATGTAATAATATTAAGAATGACGCTGAGCATATTACATTACACTCATAATTTTTTTACGCAGACGTCACTTCCTCACCTGGTTCTTCATTCTTTTCCTCGATCGTCCCATTGGTCGAGGCTTCGGCTTCGGCTTCGGCCTCGGCCTCTCGTCTCTTTCGTCGTTCCTCGACCTCGGCAGCCACGATGGCATCCGCTTCCTTGACGAGATCTTCCATTGATGCATCCGGTTTTTCTTTTTGCAATCGTTCCAAGACTTCGGCTGGGTGACTGATCGGTGCTTCGTCTGGTTTCGTGTAATACTTGGAGTTTTCATCACCAGGTTTGATGTACGAACCATCTGCACGCACAGACATCATGTCCTTCTTGCGATCTTCGAACATCCGTGCCGCTTGGATTTGGTTTTCTCTGTAACCTTGCATGATTTCTTCAAGTTTTTCGTTTTGATAATGCACATCTTCAATCGCGTCGCGATCCGGTGGAATCAATAACCACTTGTACATGTCGACGACGTAAATGTCAAACGTCGAATCCTCCTTTTGAAGACGCTTCGCGTGGTTTGCAGCTTCATCACGAGTCGCAAAGGCACCACGGATCTTAACGCCAAATTTATCATTCTTTTGAGGGCATTCGGGTCCAATCACGGACAAACACGCGAAGAGTTGTCCCGGAACTGTCGTGTAATCTTGTTCAAGAGAAGTCATTATAGTCTTGATACGGTATTAAACTTTAAGCCTTTTGAGTCACTAAGTCGTTTAAAAGACTGAGAATAGTAAATATAAATGGAAGACCTTCGCAGAACGCACAATGATGCGAAGCGTGCACTGATTCAGTCAGTCACGAAAGAAGGCTACCAAATTCTCGATGTGGGGTGTGGATTTGGTGGGGATCTCCAAAAATGGCGTGCATGTGGGGCAAACATAAACATGTGTGACCCAGAGCCATCAGCACTCGAAGAAGCAAAAACACGAGCAAAGAATATGAAAATGCGTGTGAATTTTTATCACGGTGATATTTTCAATTGTCCACACAGATACTTTGATATCATTTGTTACAACTTTTCACTCCATTATATATTTCAAACACGTGATATGTTTTTTGATTCTATACGCGAAATACGGAAACGTATGAGACCCGGAGGGCGTCTCATCGGTATCATTCCAGATTCGGAAAAGATCATGTTTAGAACACCGATGACGGACAAGCTTGGGAATTTTTTCAAGATGAGACATCCAGGAAATGGCGGATTTGGTGAGAAATTGTTCGTACATCTCGTCGATACACCGTTTTATGCCGATGGACCGCGTTCAGAACCTATAGCATTTAAGGATCTCTTAATCACACATCTAGAGGAGTTGGGATTCAAACTAGAAATATGGCAGGGACTTGAGGGGAATCCAATCTCAGAACTCTATAGTAAATTTATCTTTGTATATAAGAAATGATAGCTTGGGTTTTGCTCATCATTATTAACTTTGTGATATTCACATATACGCGTGAACCGCAGAGACTCATCGAGGTTAAAGAAAAATACAGGCGATTGCGTGAACACTTAGCTGAGACGAATAACGAGAAATTCAATATGTTGACACGGTGTATTCCCATCACGGCTATGCGTAGAACTCGTGGACCGATCGGCTACAATACGAATAAGGGTGTTGATATTGGTTTGTGTATTGATGGTCAGAACTCGAATCAAATCTTTCACGTGCTCATTCACGAACTCGCACACGCGACAGTACAAGAGTATTCACATTCTGAAGACTTCTGGACAAATTTTATAGAACTCCGCCAAATATGTATTGATCTTGGAATATATGAAAAGATCTCGTCAAAGACAAAGTTCTGTGGTCAGTACATTCAGGATAAATAATCTTTACTACATTTATATGAAGACTCCAGTGTCCCTCGTTGCAAAAGCAATTGGCTTATGGGCCGCTGTTATGCTTTTGACTCAGACACCCCTGTTCATCGAAAACTATAACGCCCGCCTCGCGTTAATGACAATCGTTATGCCAAACGTTCTTCGATTGATCGTTGGAAATATCCCACAACTTGCGGTGGATCAAAAGTTCATGTTTATTGCGTCTATTTTCTCATTCCTCCTGGCGTTCGCGTTTGGGCGTGTAAGTAAAAAGTCACAAGAAACCGTGACGGAATACGGTAAAGACACAAAGAAAACACTGCAAGGTAGTGCATTATTTGTGACCACTTTTACGTTGGGTGCGTTGATTACCTATTATTCGGGTATTCATAAGACGCTCTACACTCAAATGGGTTGGGAAACTGCGAACAATGCAGCAGCCACGCAACCCATGGCATCGGCGATGAACGTTGTGAATTATTAATTCTTCACGATATACGTCTTTGTGAGGTAGAAAATCACGGCAGCGACGAGACCCGTCGAAGCCA